GATGTAACTGTTGAATTAAATGTTGGATTTAGTACTGCAGATACCTTCCCATTTAATGTAAATGATAAGGTGATGGTAGAGAATATAAGTGTTGGAGTTGGTTCAACTGGATTGGGATATAATTCTATTAATTATGATTATGAGTTGTTTACAATTACTGAAACTCACCCAAATATTGGTGGAATTGGTGCAACAGTAACTTATAATATGGGTACTTTGATCGGTGCAGGTCAAACTATTGGAGAATTTATACCTTCTAATTCTATCGGAAGGATTATTCCTGCAAAACATTTTCCATTATTCCAAGTTGAATTAAAAACTAATGAGTTCTTTATTGGTGAAGAAGTTAAATCAAATTCTGCAACTGGTATAGTCGAATCTTGGGATACTAATGATGGTGTTTTAAAAATATCGTCTCCTGATAATTTTGTATTAAATGAAGTAATCAAAGGACAATCTTCAAATACTCAAGGAATTGCATCATCAATTACTACATATGATGCTAATTTTAAATTAAATGCTTTCACTAAAGTTGATAAAGGAAATAAAACTCAGTCTGGAGTTCTTAATTTTAGTATGCAAAGAATTCAGGATAGTTTCTATTATCAAAATTTTGCATATTCATTAAGATCTAAAGTTGATTTTGATACTTGGGATGATCTTGTAAGTAGTACGAATCATACTTTAGGATTTAAGAAGTTCTCTGATTACCAATTAGAGACTAATGAAGATGTTAATGTGACAGTTGGATTATCTACTGATTTAACTTCTTTTGAAGTTATTAATGACTTAATTGGACATGGAGATTTGAATTGTGATTATAACTTTGATTTAGTAAAAGAAAATTCATTAACATTAGATTATAAAATAGCATCTGATGAAATAATTTTTAATAGTAGAGTTCTTACTGATTATTATGAATCAATTGGTAACAGAGTACTTTCAATTGATGATATTAGTCCACAATTTAATAGTCATCCTAGACCAACAGCATATAGTGTTGCTGGAAGTTTTAATTTAGATGATACTCGTTCTGCAAAATTTATTACTTTTGTAAGAGATAAGAGATTTACAGGACAAAGGCAATTAATGATTGTTGATCTTGTTCATGATAGTTCTACTGCATATTTGAATCAATATGGTAGAGTTGAGAGTCAATATGATCAAGGTTCTTTTGACTTTAGTATTTTGGGTAATGAAGGACAATTATTATTCTATCCTACTCAGTCTGCATTAAATGACTATTGGGTCATGGCTCTTTCTTATAATCTAAATGATGATTTTGTTTCTACTGGTGCTACAAGTTTGGGTGGAGTTGCTTTAATTGATTCTCAAAGTACGGAAGTTGCTCCCAATACTCAAACCAATATTGTTAGTATTGCTTCTACATATCGTTCTATTAAAACACTTGTTAATATTACAGCTGATACAGGTATTCAAAATAATGAATATCAGATGGAGGAATTGAATATTATTCATGATGGAACTAATGTGGAGTTAATGCAATTCGGAGAATTATCTACAACATTAACACCTTTGGCTGCTGCTGGATTGGGAACTTATAGTGCTTATATTGATGGTGGAAATGTTAAAGTTGATTTCCATCCAGGTGTAGGAATAGGAACAACTGCAGTAGTTAATACTCTTCAAGTTGCTTTAGCGACTGATGCAGCAACTGGTATTGGAACTGCTGATTTGAAACATGCAAGGATAGAAGCAAGAACTACTTCAATTAGTGCTAGTGCAAATCCAACACCTACAGTAATAGCAGAATTTGAATCTCAAATTGCATCTGATGATATTTTTGATGCTGGATATTTTATAATTCAAGTCACTGATAAAACAAATAATAGATATCAGATGTCTGAATTTATTGCTGTTGATGATTATATTGAAGAAGATGGTTTAGGTAATACTTATGAAGTTGAGTTTGGTAATGTAGAAACAGTTGTTGGACTGGGTACTATTGGATCTAAATTAGATATTAATGTTGGAGGAACTACTAATCTTCAAGTTACCTTTACTCCAACACCAAATATTGATGTAGAAGTTAATGCTTATACTAATGCATTAAGAATAACAGATGATGCTAAGACTAGTATGAGTCTTAATGAAGCAGGTTCTGTAAAAGCATTCTTTGGTGATTATACTGGTACTGATAGAGATATTAAGAGAGCATTTGATTTAACACATAATAATTATGAAATTTTCCAAAGAAGTTTTGAGGGTAATGATAGTTCTATTGTTAGTATTGATGCTAATACTATCGCAATTCCTAATCATTTCTTTGTAAGTGGTGAGAAAATTAAATATGCTCGTTCTGGAATAGGATCTACACATGCAATAAGAATTGCTAATACTAATTTCCCTGAATTAGGATTCTCTACAACATATCTACCAACAGAATTATATGTTGTTAAAATTGATGCTGATAAGGTTAAAGTAGCAACTACTGCTGAAAATGCACTTAAGGTAGTTCCTGAAGTAATTGATATTACCGATGTTGGTATTGGCACATCACATAGATTTACTTCTACTAATCAAAATCCAAAAGTTATTGTTGCTTTAGATAATATCTTCCAATCACCAATTGTATCTACTGCTTTAACTACTCATCTTGCTGATCAAATATTTACTACCAGCGATCTACTTGAATTTAGTGGTATAACTTCATTCACTGGAAGTGATTTAATACAAGTTGAAGATGAAATAATGAAGATTGAAGGTGTTGGTATTGGTAGTACTAATAGGATAAGAGTGAGAAGAGGGTGGTTAGGAACTAAGAGTTCTGGATATGGTACAAATACTATGATTACTAAGGTAAATGGTAATTATAATATTGTTGATAATACACTTAATTTCTCTGAAGCACCTTATGGAAATATTCCTCAAAGTTTGCCAACAAATCCACCAGATTCTAGAGATTGGGTAGGAATTTCAACGAGTTCTATTTTCCAAGGCAGATCATTCATGCGTCGTGGAATACCCAATACAAGTAATGAAACTTATTCTGAGAATTATATTTTTGATGATATTTCTTCTGGATTTAATGCTACTAACAAGGAGTTTACTTTAAAATCAAAAGGTCAAAATGTATCAGGAATTTCTTCAGCAAATGGAGTAATTTTAGTTAATGATGTATTCCAAGGACCAGGTGCTGCTTATAATTATACACTTGAAGAAGCAGCAGGTATTACAACCATTACTTTCACTGGAGATGCAGTTCAGCCAGAAACTTTAGATAGAGATGCTAATGCTACTAAGCGTCCATTGGGTGGAGTAATAGTATCAGTAGGATCAACCGAAGGTTGGGGATATCAACCATTAGTTGCTGCTGGAGGAACAGCAATTGTAGGTGCATCAGGAACTATTACTTCTATTAGTGTTGGTAATACTGGTTCTGGATATAGATCAGGAATTCAAACTGTAAATGTTTCAATTAAACAAGAAAATCTTACTGATATTGATATAGTTAAGATTGGTACTGCTACTGTTGCTGATGGACATGTAACAGGAGTTGCGGTTACTAATTCTCAAGTATTCTACAAACCAAGAAGTGTAACTAATGTAGGATATAGTTCAATAACAGGTATAAGTGAAATTAAGACATTTATGCCTCATGGATTATCTCAAGGTGATGAGGTTACTCTTTCTGGAATTGCATTTACTTGTACTTACTCTGGTCCTAAGTCTATTACTGGATTTGCTTATAGTGCATCAACTGGAATTGCAACAGTAACTACTTCAGGAAATCATGGATATGAAATAGGAAAAGAGGTCATATTTACTGGTATTGGAATGACCTGTGCATTAGATAATGGTGCTTCTACTCATTATTATCCAAGAGGTGAAGATTATGCTTATAATAATTCAGTAGCAATTGCTGCAACAACACCAACTACTATTACTCTTGATGTTGGAGTTTCTGCAAAGAATGATCAGTATACGCATACATGGAACGGTGGAACAGCAACTAATGCTATAACCAGTGGTGGTGATTATCAGCATATATTTGCAGGTTCTACTTCAAATTCAATTAGTATTGCTAATACTACAAGAACACTAACACCAACTGATGCTGCATATAATGCTGCTGTAGGACTAGTAACATTTACTGTTGCTAATCATGGATTGTTTACTACAGATACTGTTGGAGTATCAACAAATGCACTAGAATTTAGATGTGCAATGGATGATTATACATCATTACATTCATATCCTCGTACAACTGATCCTATTCATAATACTATGGTAGCAGTTGCTGCAACAACAGCAAATACATTTACTATTAATGTTGGTACATCTGCATCAGTTACTCATAATGTTTCTGATGCAAATTATGATGCTTCTACAGGAATTATGGTATTGACTATTGGTGCTCATACTTTAAAAACTGGAACCAATATTAAGATTGGAACAGAGTCTTTGTCATTCACATGTTCTAAAGATGGTAATGCATCTACTCACAAATATCCAAGAAAACCTGATCCTTATTATGCTGGTACAGAGGTAACTCAAGTTAATAGTGCAACTGAATTTGTAGTTAATGTTGGTGTAGCTACTGTTCCAACTTTTTATAAAAATGGAGGAACTGTACAAGGAGTAATTATTGCACCAAGACCAACAGATCAAGCAGTTTCTAATGGAACGGATACTGGAAGAGCGACAGTTTTAAGTATTATTGATAATAATACATTTAGTGTTAACACTGGAGTTTCAAGCAGAACTCACTTCTATGCCCGTTCTGGTAAGGTTCAGAAACCTTTAGATGTGGTATTTGATTTCCCTCTTTCTTATGATAATTTACCATTAATTTATGCTGATGGTGAAACTGGATTTGGAACTGCTGGAAGAGTGGATGTTCAGGTTGGTCAAGGTTCTAGTGTAATTGATTTTGAAATTACTAATACTGGATATGGTTATGGTGAGGGTGATATTTTAACAGTTCCTATTGGAGGAACAACAGGAATTCCAACTACTTCTGGATTCCAAGAATTCCAACTTACTGTTACAGAGGAATTTACAGAGGAATTTACAGGATGGTCTATAGGAACACTTGAAGTTCTTGATAATTTTGATGATTTATTTGATGGTGATACACAAGCCTTCAGAATTAGTAAAAGCGGAACTCTACTTTCAATTAGATCTTCTGCTGGTTCTAATGTTAATGTTGAAGATGCTTTATTAATATTCATTAATGATATTTTACAAGTTCCTGGAGAAGGATATACATTTAGTGGAGGTAGTGTAATTACCTTTACTGAAGCACCTAAAGTTGGAGATTCTTCTAAGATTCTATTCTATAAGGGAACTGGTGGTTTAGATGTTGTATTTAAAGATATTTTAGAGACTATTAAGCCAGGTGATAAATTAACAGTTGGATACGATCCTTCTAAAGGACAAAAATCTACTTTACAGGAAGATCCTAGAATAGTTACAAGCATAGATGCTACTGATCTTGTAAGTACAAATCCATACTTTGGACCAGGCAATACTACAGATGAAACTCTTATGAGACCTGTAGTATGGTGTAGGCAGACTGAAGATAAGATTGTAGATGGAAAGGAAATTGGAAAAGATAGATCCTTGTATGAACCAAACATTTATCCTTCTGCTTATCTTATTAATAGTGTTGGAATTGGATCTACTACTGTTTGGGTTGATAATTTAAGACCATTCTTTGACGCAGAAAATGAGAATGATACTGATCTTTCTTTCCAGAAAGGTGTTACCTTATACAATCAAGTTAATACTGTAGGAGCATCTGCTACAGCGGTTGTTTCTACTGGTGGTACTATTTCCTCTATAGTAATAACTACGGGCGGTACAGGGTATCCTAGTGCCCCTATAGTGAGCATTGCTTCTACTACTGGAGTTAATAACAATACTAGGGCAACAGCAGAGGCAACTATTAATAATGGAACTGTAACAGGCATAACAATTACCAATAATGGTGGTGTTGGATATGATGCTGCAAATCCACCACAGGTATTAATAGATCCTCCTGTAGTAATTACTGAAACAGATAAAGTAACTTCTTATGCTGGTGATAATGGTGTTATTGTTGGATTTGGTACAGATGATGTACAAGGTATTGATAAATTTGTCTTTGATTTCTATATTCCTGATGATTCTTATTTAAGGGATCCGTTAATAGTGGGTACAGCACTTACTTTGAGTACTATTCAAGTTAATGATTTCTTTGTTGTAACTCAATCGAATGTAGGTCTTGCTGAAACTTCTCTAGTAAGTAGAGATATTAATCAGAATATTATTGGAGTAGGAACTCAATTTGTTGATAATGTTTATCAAGCAAGTGAGGTATCAGTTGTCGAAGTATCTTTTGTTGGTGCAGAAGAATCTAAGACTGGTATTGGAACAACCCATATTGCGAGAGTTAAGGCTAATATGAGTGGAGTTACTACTGCAGGGTTTAGTAATACTAACATTTACTTTGATTCTACTCAATATACTTTTGATAGTCAGGGTACAGGTAGTGGAATTGTTGGAATGAATACAATTGGTGGGGGAACTACTTCTAGTATATCATTTGGAAACTTTAGTTGGGGTAGAATTGAATTAGATAATAGAAGTAAGTCTATTTCTTACCCTGCATATACATTGGATGGTATTGGTATTGGAGGAACTACAAATCCTACAGGAATTCATACTTCTTCCTTAGTTGTAAGAACTGAAAAATTAAAATCTAAGAATTATACAATCTAAATATTTAAAATTAAGAGTCTAATCAATGGCTAAAGTAGGAATAAATACGGGAACCTCGGCAAATGCTGGCGATGGCAGTACTTTGAGAGCAGGTGCTAATATTATTAATGCTAATTTTGATGAATTATATACTGCTTTAGGTGATGGTAATAATCTGGCACCTGGTATTGTTACTTCTATTGTTGCTGGAACAAATATATCTGTTACTGGTACTGGTCAAGTAACAATTAATTCTAGTGCTGCTGGAGTAACTGATGGTGATAAAGGAGACATTACAGTTGCTAACTCTGGAGCAGAATGGACAATTGATAATAATACTATTGGTTTAGATGAATTATCGGCAACAGGAACAGCAAGTAATACAACATTTTTAAGAGGTGATAATACTTGGGGAACACCTGCAGGAGGAGGTGGAATATCGGATGGTGACAAAGGAGATATTGTAGTTACTAACTCTGGAGCACTTTGGACAATTGAAAATGATGCTGTAAATGCTGATAAACTTGCTGATACTGCAGTAACTGCGGGTTCTTATACTAGTGCAAATATTACTGTTGATGCTCAAGGTAGATTAACTGCAGCAGCTGCAGGAGCACAGCAGTCAGTTATTGTACCTGTAGCATATGCTCATATTACCAATAATAATGCTGGCACTGACACCAACATGTCTCATGGTGCCTATAATAGTAGTAATGGTGATATGGTATTCACCTTTGACAGTGCTATGGCTGATGCAAATTATTATGTATTAGCAGAAAGAGAGCAATTTGATACTCACACTGTAAGTATTATGGGTAAGGGCACTAATGGATTTACTGCAAGATGGTTAGATAATGCAGGAACAAGTCCATTAGATCCTGCTACTTTCCCTGGTGTTCTTTTAGTATATGCTTCCACACCAACAACTTCAGTTGGTTCTGGTGGTGGACTTAGTAATATTATAGAAGATACTACACCTCAGTTAGGAGGAAACTTAGATGGTAATAGTAAGAGTGTTTATGGTGTAGGTATAGTAACTGCGACAGAATTAGATATTTCTGGTAAGGTAGATATAAATGATAATTTAAATGTTGCTGGTTTTTCTACATTTGCTGGTATAACAACAGTAACTGGTAAGACTTTATTTGCAGAACAAGCAGTTTTATCTGGTATTTCTACATTTGCAACTCATATACTTGCTGATGAATATGTATTTGTAGGAACAGGAAATACTCAACCATTATTTACTCCTGGTGGATATGGTGGTAGGGTCTATGTTCGAGGAACAACTTCGGGAGATTCAGCTATTTCATTGAGACTTGATAATACCATTGTAGGTGGACCAATGTTAATATTTGGTAAGAGTCGTGGTGGTACTTATAATAACGATATTGTTCAAGATGGAGATCAGGTAGGACAAATATTGTTTACTGGTGCTGATGGTACAGATCTGAATACTACTGCAGCAACGATAACGGGAAAAATAGATGGAACACCAACACAAAATGGTATGCCCACTAGTTTAATATTTATGACTAGTAGTAACAACGGAGAAAGACTCCGCATAGGACCAGTAGGTCAAATTGGTCTTAGTGGTGCTAACTATGGAACAAATGGTCAAGTATTAACCAGTAAAGGTCCAAGTACTGCTCCTCACTGGACATCTGCTAGTGGAGTAAATGAGGTTGACCAATGGTATAATACTACTGACACAGCAAATATTACACCTGCAACTGTAATAGTTCAGTGGCCTAATGCTTTAAGAGCAGGAGCTGCAAATGGTAATTTTGCTGTAAAGGGAACGGGAATGACTCTCACAGCAGGGGAAGTTTGGTCATTTCCTTCAACTGGATATTGGCAAATTACATACAATCTTTTAACTACTGGTATTCCTACTGGTAATACTGTTAATCATGGATGGCAGATGACTACCAATAATGCTACATATGTTCCTCATATTCAACAATCGAATGATCCTGATAGCAACAACATCGTTCAAGTTTCAGGTACTAATATGATTAGAATAACTGATACTGATAATGATAAAGTAAAATTCTTTGTTTATTGTACAGGTAATAATTTTGGAGGTGGTGGTACTTACACTGTTATGGGTGGAGACCAGACATCAGATGCTACAGATGCACAATTTTCTGCATCAGGTTGGAGTTTTGTTAAATTATGCGATATTTAAATTTACTTCACATTATATTGATAAATAAAAAGAAAACTGTTTAACAATGGCGGCCATAATAACTGATCAGATAAGAATATTGAATGCAAAGAACTTTGTTGCAGGTGTAACTACGGGTACTAATGCATATTATTCTTTTATAGGTCTACCTAATCCTACCGATCTTCAAAGTGATTGGGATAGTAATCCTCCATCACCTAAAGATAATTTTGAAGAAGAGGATGAATATTGGGATAGTATGATTGCATTGAAAAAGATTAATGCAGGTGATGTTAGACAGGTTGTGAGAAGAAGAGTATGGTCTTCTGGAACTACTTATGATATGTACAGAAATGATTATAGTAGATCAAATATTGCAAAGATTTCTGGAGCAACTAATTTATATTCTGCTTCATATTATGTTGTTAATAGTGATTATAGAGTTTATGAGTGCCTTCAAAATGGCACAGATCCTGAAAATCCTGATGGAAAACCTTCTTTAGATGAACCAACATTTACTGATCTAGAACCAAGGTCTGCTGGTAGTAGTGGTGATGGTTATATTTGGAAATATCTTTATACTATTAAACCAGGTGATATTGTAAAGTTTGAGTCTACTGATTTTATTCCTACTCCTCCAAATTGGACTACTAGTACTGATGATGCTCCTGTTAGAGCTAATGCAGTTGATGGTTCAATTAAAATTGTTACTATTACTAATCGTGGTGTTGGTTTAGGAACTGCAGGTGAAACTTATACTAGAGTTCCTATTAAAGGTGATGGTACAGGAGCAGAATGTACGATTGTTATTAATGCTGAATCAAAAATTGGAACTATAGAAATTTCTAGTCAAGGTTCTGGTTATACTTTTGGTAGTGTAGATTTGATTGCAGGTGGCGTTCCTACTGGTACAACAATACCTACCTTTGATGTTATTGTATCTCCTCCAGGAGGTCATGGATATGATGTTTATAGAGAACTTGGTGCATACAATGTTCTTTTATATTCTAGAATTGAAAATGATA